GCATCAGCTTCGATCTCAGGAGCAACATACCTTGGTTTGTCCTCGATGTCATCCGTGGACAGATCAAGTGCTTTGGTCTTGCGCCGCGCCCGGGTCTTCTTGACCTTCTCCACCTGCTCCGGCTTGACGAAGCGCTCTGGGTACGCCTCTTCCTCGGTCACCGGCTCGCAAAGAGGGTTCTTGGCGAGAATCTCGTTCCACCCGTAGATAAAGCCGTCCTTCTTGTTGCGCAGGTACATCTTGGTCATTTCGATCTCCGTTTACCAGACGGTGTGACTGGCCACGACTTGCGCGCCGGACCCGTCTTCTTGGTCGTCATCGACCGCTTCTCACCAGCGGTCATCTTCTTGGCCGCCGCGGCGGGGCGACAGGCCGGATAGGAGCGAGACTTCTTCTCGGACCCGGAGCGGCCGCAGGGTTTGCCGGTCTTCACATCGACCCACTTCTCCCCAAACCACTTGCCGAGCCCGCCCTTGCTCATCTCTTCACCCGGTTGTCTGGGCCGCGCCAACCGCCGCCGCGCTTCTTGTACTCCTTCGAGGCCCACGCGTTGGCATAGGCACTTGGGTATACATCGAACTTCTTCTTGGCCTCCGCCTTTACGCGAGACCAGAGCGAGGGGTTCGTCGGCTTGGGGCTACCCTTCTTCACTGCCACGGATACATCCACTTAACTTTGTCTGCCCAAAATGCCGCCGACATCTTACCTTTGGCGATGTTCTTGCCGTGCCGAGCCTTGAAGGAAGCGCGCTTCTTCTTCATCTTCTCGGACTCACCGGCCTTGGGTTTGCCTGCGGTCTTCGCGCCTTGCTCACCGAACCGGATGGTCTTCACCTGATCGCCCTGCTTGGCGACAACGACGTGACTCTTGGTCGGGTGGTTCGGCGTCCGCTTGGGTTTGTTATAGCCGCTGACGCCGGCACGTTCGAGGCGAGGGTCTTTAGCCATCAGCTTGCGACTCCCTTGATTACAACGAAGCTGAGAACCAGCGTGTCGGTGCCAGTCGCGGGCAGTGCGCCATTGTCGTTATTCCCGACGGAGATTGTGCAGGACCCGGCGCTGACGCTTGTGACCCCTACGGTGTAGTACTTCCGAGTGGCGGCCGCCGCACCTGACTTGATGTTCACGAGGACCACATCTGTCGCCGCGATGAAACTGTTGGTCAGGGTGAACTCATCAGCCTCGTGGCCTGCGAGAGACCCGGCGACAAGCGTGATCTGCCCGGACAACTTGTTGAGGGTCACACCTGTAGTGCGGCTCGTGAGCTGCGTGACCGCACCGCCGGTACCTGTGGGGTACCCGAACTTCCCGCCGAAGTTCACCGCGCCCGTCCCCTTGGGTGTGACATCGATGCTGATGTCGGTGTCGGTGCCGTCGGCCAGAAGATCGTTGTTGCTCAGCGTCAGTCCGGCCGCAGCCGCGGAGGTGTGAAACGCGTCGGATGTGATTGAGGTGATGCCGGTAAATGTGCCGCTGAAAGACACCCCGGAGATCGACCCGCCGGTAATCGTGACGTTATTGGCTTCTTGGGTGGCGATAGTACCCAACCCGAGGTTGGTCCGCGCCCCGGAAGCAGTCGATGCGCCCGTGCCACCATCCAAGACGGCAAGGTCAGTGATACCCGAAATGGTTCCGCCGGTAATGGCTACCTTGGTCATGCTGACCGAGCCCGTCCCATTGGGACTAAGGGTGAGGTTGCCGTTGGCGTTGGTCGTGCTGATCGTGTTGCCGTCGATGCGGACGTTGTCCACCGAGGCGGAGCCGGTCCCCACCTTGAGAGCCGTCGCCACGCCCACGCCGCTGTAGATCGTTTTCTCAGTAGCCTCGGGACCACCATCCACATGCAGGACTTGGTCGTAGGTGTCCTTGATCTGAGAGCCTGTGAAGTTCGTGGGCACGGTTTTGGTTCCTTACGCCGGTGTGACAGAAGCAGAGCCGTCAGCAACATACCACGCGTCGGCAGCAGCAGCCCCGGAAGCAACCATGAGCCGGTTGTTGGTCGTGTCATAGACCACTTTGCCCTGCGCTTTGTCAGTTGTATTGATCGCATCGCCGATGGCGGCGATTGCAGTGGCCGCTACGCTCTGAAGGACGAGACCCGAAGTGACTGTCTGCTGGGCGGTGAACGTCTGCGCGACATCCAGCTTCGCTGTATCAGCGTCAAAGGCTTGGATATCGACCCCGATCTCAAGGCCGAGAGTCACACGCTGAGCGGCTGTATCGGCGTCATCCAGAATCGCGCGCCCTGCAGCAGTGAGGCTGGCCACGGCATAAACATCCGCTGCTGTCGTGTAGACCATTTTGTCAGCGGCTGTGGTCAGCCCTGCAATGGATGTCAGCCCAGCATCAAGCGGTTGTTTCTCCGTATCAAGCTCTGCAATCGCTGTCGGCACTGTCGTCGCAGATATTCCGCCTGACGGGGTATAAGGCAAGTCCCCAACCAGCCCAGCCGCGAGCTGGGAGCGCGAAATGCGCTTGGTCTCATCGGCGTCAGCATCGAAGATCACAAGATCATCGTCGTTGGCGCTGCCTGCGCCAGAAAGAGCCGTAAGGTCCTTGATGCGGGTGCCGGGCATAGATGTATCCTCTCGGATGGTGAGTCAGGCCCCGAAGGGCCTGATCATTATTCAAGGACGTAGTCGAAGATCACGTCGATATGCGTAGCAGTCGTGACGTCGCTACCAGTCTTGCCCACGGTCACAGCAGTACCTGCGTCGTTTGCAGTGTACGATGCACCAGCAGCAAGAACCGCAGCACCCGTACCACCGGCGGTCAGCACAGTGTTCTGCGTCAGGTTGGCCTGAGCAAAAGCAACGAGCTTGCGGCTGGTAGACACGGTACCAAGAACGTCCACGGTCGTGACTGCGGCAGCAGCACCGCCAATGCCGATGGTCTTGCAGTTCACCATGCGGATGCTCTTGCCCGCCACAGCAGCGACGAGCGTCGCCCCTGCATTGACCTCAGCAATCGTGAACCGCTTGCGCGTGCTCAAGACCGAATCGGTCACGTTCAACTGCGTGATCGTTGCAGTGTCGGCTTCGAGGTTGATCGCCTTCAGCCGAGAATGGGTTACACCATCATACTTTGACATGAGTCCCTCCTTGGATGGAGGTAGGGGCCGCAGCCCCTACCCTTAGCTCACGTCGGCCATGACGACCCACGCCTTGACCACGAGGTCAGTCGGCATGGCAGTGGCGAACGAGATGTCGAGCGTATCCGCCGCGCTGTACACGGTGGGATTCGCAAGGTTCGCCGCACTGGTACCAGTCGCGTTGATAGCGATACCGGTAGCGTACGTCACGGAGCCGTCCGTCAGGCCGAGCGTACCCGTCGTATTGGTCGACTCCACCGAGGTAACGGTGTAGCCGGCCGACAGGACGACCGAGCCAGCCGGGATCCGCAGGACCTGCAGCGTGTCGCTGGTGGTCAGGGCCGAAACCCCGGCCGCCGAACGCGCTGCGATGATCGCTGCGAAGTCCAGCTCGACGGACATGACCGTCAGGTGGTCGTTGCCTTGGGCAAGGTACGCATCCGCGGTACCCTTATTGAAGCCGAGGCTGTCGGTGTAAGCAGTCATCTATCGACCCTCCTTAGAACGAGACCACGGCCTGCGCGATGGCTTCCGGCTTCACAACCTTGTAGCCATAGACCTGCAGTCCGCGAATGATGTTGCCGAAGGTCGACTCGGCACGCAGGGATTCCATCTCCGTCATCTGCGATGCGAAGGTGAAGCCCATCTTGTGGCCGGCGATCAGGCTGTACTTGCCCGAGTCGACGTACAGATTGTGCGACACGTAGATCGTGAACCGGTCGATCATGCCGAGCCGGCCGTTGCGCACCACCGAAGTGCCATCGCCGGTCAGCGACGCGTCCTTCAGCTCCGACTTCTTGATGAGCCCTGCCATCTTGGCCGGAATCACAAGGTAGCGGTCGCCCTCGGGGGCGTTCGCCTCGTCGAGAACGGTGCCCATGTCGACGATCAGGTCGACCACCGAGGTGGTACCGCCAGCGCCGTCCTTGGTCACCGACAGCGGAGCGCCGCTGGTGCCGAGGTTGAACGAGGCAGACTGCTCGCCCGCAGTCGCACCCTTGTTGGTGGCCGCGATGTCAGGCAGCAGGTCGGTCAGAACGCGCTGGTCGATCTTGATCTTCATACGCTCGGAGGCGTCCTTGGACCAAGTGTCCATCATGTTGATGTCCGACTGGACCTTGTCCACGTCGTCCTCGACGCAAGCGAAGTACTCGCCTTTGTCGATGACAAGCTGCAGCTTCGGCTTGTCGGGATTCTCGACCGTCAGGGTCTGGCCCTTGACGTAGTCCCGAATGGTGATTTCCGGCGTGGTACGGATGTTGACCGTATCACCCATGCTCCGGATCTCGCCTTCGTAGTCGGTGTTCGAGATCGCTGCGAGCACGGTGGCGTCGTAGAAATTCTCGATCAGTTTGCCCGACCAGATCTCGGGGATGAAGTTGCCGCTATAGTTCGGGCGGCCGCCGGCGACAGGGAAAGCCATCTGTTAGCTCCTAGATCATGCAGTTACGATACGACCTTCCCGCTGTGCAGCGAAAATGTCGCGCTCAATGCGGTCCCGCTCAGTCTCCTTACCCTTGTACTTCCCCTTCTGGACATCGGTAAAGAACCGTTTGATGTCCTCTTGGGTATAGGTCTTGGGTTCCCCGGCCGTCTTGTTCCCACCGGACCGCCCCCTTCCGGGCGCGACCTGCTTCTCAAGCTCCGAGGCTGACTGTGCTGTCCGCGTGCTCCGAGCATTCGGTACACCGGCCTGCCCTTTCCAAGCGGTGAAGAAGTTCACAACCCTACGTGCGTCCAGATTCCGCTGCGCGTCCTCCAGATATGTCTGGCGCGGCACGCCAGTCAGC